AAGAAAACATATTAAGACCTGCATATGAAACAGTAAATATGAATTTATTTTTACCTAATAGAAACCCTGGTGATACTGCAGGTATTAGTACGGTAGATGCAGATCAAGCTGAGCCGGTTTCAAGACTACCTGCATTGGAAAGATTAACACTTATGGAACAACCGTTTGCATCTACTGCAATTAATGTTAATCCATTTGAACTTGCAAGTTTTGTCGGTGACATAGAATTATCACCATCTACAGATGAGTGGCATTCTACTGAAAGAATAGAAGATGTACTAATTAACTTCGATAACAATTACGATCAGTTATTAGCAGAATTTAATCAAAGAAATGCAAACGTACTTGGAACTGTTTGGAACTCGTGGCAGTATAACTGGACTGGAGGCCAACAAACTAAAGTAGTAAGTCATCACAGTGATAGAGAATGGGATTGGGGTTGGGAAACAACAAGAACAACCAGAATGCATGTTTATAATGAGAAATTTGGTGATAAAACTCGTGAGGGTACGAGAACATTTACAACATCAAAAACTATTAATGAATCATTAGGACAAACTTTAATAGAGACAGCATTTGTACCATTTATACGTTCTAGAAAAGTTTATTTTAGAGTTAATGGTTTAAGACCTAATACTCGTATGATACCATTTTTCGATCACGTAAATATTGATACATATAGTAGACAAGACACAACGTTTGTCGATTATTTAGACGGTGGTAGTAATGCAAACTTTGAGCCAATTACAAATGATCAAAATGATGGTGTAAAAGCTACAGACATATTAAGAGGTTCTGCTCCAGGTTTAACTACAGACAGCGAAGGCGGATTAATAGGATTCTTTATTCTTCCTAATAATGATGAAATAAGATTTAAAACAGGTGAAAGAACATTTAGATTAGTTGATTCATCAGTAGAATACGATACTAATGCAACAACATTTGCAGAAACTACATATTTTGCAAGAGGTTGGGTTAATACTTATCAAGAAACAATTCAAACATATAAAGTACCTCAACTAGATACTAGTAGATTATCACAAACTACAGATGCATACGACGTACAAACTATAACAGCAGCTGGAACAACATATGGCGGCCACCAAGGTAGAGCAGGTACTACGGTAACAAATATACCTTTAGGAAATTTAGATCCAGTTTGTTACACTGATCCTCTTGCACAATCATTTGCAATTCCTGCAAATTATCCAAGCGGAGTATTTATTCGAGATCTAGATTTATATTTCCAAGCTGTTGGAGAATTACCAGTTAAAATTCATTTAGTTACAATGGAGAATGGATTCCCTACAAATAAAATTGTACCAGGTTCTTTAGTAAGAAAAACTGCAACAGAAATGACAGGGCAAGCAAGTGACGATGCTACTGTGGCAACTAACTTTAGATTTGATACACCAATATTATTACCAGCTAAAGCTGAGTTTGCAATTGTTGTAACAACTAATTCGTTTAATTATAAATTATGGCACGCTACTGTTGGAGAGAATGATATTACAGGTTCAAGATTGACAGCAACAAATAATCAGTTTAAGATAACTAAAAATCCTTATGCTGGTGTATCATTTAAATCTGCTAATCAGTCTACTTGGGAACCAGATTCAAATACTGACTTTAAATTTAAAATTAATTTTGTTAAGTTCGGTACAAACAGTACTGTAACCAGAGACTTCACTACAGTACTACCACAAAATTCAGCTGGTGCTTCTATAAACACTACTAAAGCAACCGCTGTATGTTTACTTTCTAATCAGATGGTTCCTACAGGAACACGTGTTGATTATGTTTTAGTACAAAAAGTAGGTGGTATTGAAACTAGATATAATTTAATACCAAATGACCACGTGGAACTTAACTCTCAAATGAGTGCAATAACATCTAGTACTGATTTAAGACTTGTTGCAACATTAACTTCACAAAACGAGTTTTTAACGCCAGTCATTGATTTAGAACGTATGTCATTCCTAGTATTTAATAACGTTATTAATAATGACTCTACAAATGAGACGCGTAAAGAACACGGTAACGCCTTATCAAGATACATTACACGAAGAGTTGCACTAGATAATTCTGCAACAAAATTAGACGTATTCCTTGATTTAGCTAAACCAACTGGTACAGATATTAAGGTATATGTAAGAGCTAATCAGTTAACTGCTGGTGATAATACAACCGATGAGTTGTTTGAAGAAATGACAGGGGATAATATTCCTATCAACTCTGGATTAGATACTAATCGTGCTAACTTCACAGAAGCACACTTTGTTTTCGATTTACAAAAACTTGGATTATTAACCAGTGCTGCATCTTCTAATCCAGGAGGATTTACAACACCTGTATCAGAATTTAATCAATTTGAAGTGAAAATAGTATTATTATCTTCCGATCCGGCTAATATACCACAAATTAAAAATTTAAGATGTATAGCCACATCATAATAAAATGAGTGAAAAGTTAAAGGTTAATGGACGATCAGATTTAGTTAGAGATCCACATTCACGTGCTCTTATAAATACTGATATAGACGCATACAATGCTGCGAAAAAACGTAGAAGTATGATAATTGAGAAAAATCAGGAAATAGCTGATTTAAAAAATGATGTAAAAGAATTAAAAGATTTAGTTTATAAATTAGTAAGTAAAATGGAAGATAGAAATGAGTAAACCATCATCTAGACAAGAATTAGTCGATTATTGCTTGAGAGCTTTAGGAGCTCCAGTAATAGAAATTAATATTGATGATGATCAGATAGGTGATCGAATAGACGACGCTATTCAGTACTATCAAGAATATCATGGCGATGCAACTATTCGTAGATACCGTAAACATCAAATAACCTCAACTGATATTACAAATGAATATATAGATATTCCTGAAGCTTTTGTACATATTTCTAGAGTACTTCCCTTTAGAACAAGTGGAACGGCCGCAGCATCAGAATTTAATGTTGAATATCAGATGATGTTAAACGATGTATATGATTTACGCGGGCCTGGGTCTGTGCTACATTATGCTATGTCGCAACAACACTTAGCTTTTATTGACTATATGTTTGACGGTAAAGATCAAACAGTACGATTTAACAGACATATGAATAGACTATTCATAGAAACTAGATGGGGCACTGACATTTTAGCTGGTGAGTTTATAATCATAGAGGGTTACGAAACAATTAATCCTTCTGATTTTAGAGATATATACAACGATATTTTTCTTAAAAGATATCTTACAGCTTTACTAAAACAACAATGGGGAACAAATCTTAAGAAGTTTGGAGGCATGCAACTACCTGGTGGTGTTGAGATTAACGGACAGCAAATCTATGATGAAGCTACTGAAGAGCTTACTACTATAGATGAACAAATGCAATTACGTTATGAGATGCCTCCTATGGATTTTATGGGGTAGTGACATGGCGAGAAACACATATTTTAGTCAAGGATCCTCAAGTGAAGCGAACCTTTATGAAGACATAATCATTGAGGCTATCAAAATATACGGCCAAGATGTTTTTTATATTCCTAGAATTATTGTTCAAGAAGATGGAATATTTCAAGAAACAGTCGAATCAAAATTTGAAAAAGCTTATAAAATGGAAATGTATCTTGAAAATGTTGATGGATTTGAAGGACAGGGTGATATTCTTAGTAAATTCGGTATAGAGAACCGTGATGAAGCTACACTTATTGTTGCAAAAAGAACTTGGGACAATGCCCTATATGGCCAGACAGTTGCTGAACCTAATAGACCTAAAGAAGGTGACTTAATATATTTCACCTTGTCTAAGACACTATTTGAAATTAGATTTGTAGAAGAAGAGCAACCATTTTATCAGTTACAAAACCTTCCTGTGTTTAAATTAACAGTTGAAGCATTCGAATACTCTGATGAAGCTCTCGATACCGGCATTGATGAAATTGATGTGGTTGAAACAGAAGTCGGATCACGTGTTGCAGTTACTATGACAGGTGGTAGTGGAACTTATCAGGTTGGTGAGGTTGTTACTGCAGCTGATTCTACCGCTGCAGAGGTGGCTGAGTGGGACTCTGCTGCAAATAAATTACAACTCGTAGGATTAACAGATAATTTTGCAGTTGGTGATACACTTACAGGTGGTTCATCTGGTGCAGCATATCAAATAGCATCAATTGATGGTATTGACGGTATTAGTTCAAATGATGAATTTGCCGATAATGACATATTTGAAACACTAGGTAACAATTTTGTAGACTTTAGTGAACGAAATCCATTTGGGGAGATTAACTAATGTTATCAGGTAATTATTTT